GGAAAAATGAGAGGAGTATGATTAAAATGGCGACAGGAAGCGAAAGGAAAGAACGATTTGCGGATGCGTTTTACAGCAGCCGCGAGTGGCGAAGGTGCCGGGCGGCGTACGCCAGGAAGCAGATTTACTGCGAGAGGTGTATGAAGAAAGGGATCGTGACGCCGGGCGAGCACGTGCACCACAAGATCAGGCTGACGCGGGAAAATTTAAGCAACCCTGACGTGGCGCTGAATTGGGCCAACCTCGAGCTCCTATGCGAACCGTGCCACAAGGAAGAGCACAGCCGGAGACGCTGGCGAGCGGACGACTGCGGGCATATTGAACTCCCCCCCTTGTGAAATATCAAAACGAGGCCGGCGGCAGGTCAGGTGTGCTCCTGCCCGAGACGCTACGAGATAGGCTAAGAAATTTGTGGAAAGCGCAAGATGCGCCGAGATAAAGGGAGCGAGGCAAAGATGGCGCGAAAGACGGCGACATACAAAGAGCTCATGCAGATGGCGGAGGATTATGGCGTGTCGGAGAACGCGCTTTTTTTATCAGCCGCCAACAATTACCAGATTCAGAAAAAATTGATCGACCGGATCAGTGAAACCATCGAGCAGGACGAGACGATCGTCGCCAAGGAATACGTCAAGGACCGGGAAAACCTGCAAGCGCACCCGCTAATCAAGGAACTGCCCAAGCATATGGACTCGGCGAACAAATCCTTGGCCATGATGCTCAACATCGTGACCCAGCTCGGAGAAAAGAAGACCACCGGCGACAAGCTGAGCCAATTTACGGATGAACAGTGACAACTGGCTGCTGACGTACTATCAGCAGATTCAGGACGGGAGCGTGACCGTCGGCAAATGGATCCGGCTACTTTACGAAAGACTTATCCAGGACCTTGAGGACAAGGTCTATTTTTTTGACCAGAAAAAGGCGAACCACGCGCTGCGCTTTATCGAGAGCTTCACGCACCACTCGAAGGGCAAGCTCAGCCCGCAGCTGGTTAGGCTGGAGCTCTGGCAGAAGGCGCAGGTCTCCGCGATCTTCGGCCTGGTGGACGGGCGGGGGCTCCGGCAGTACCGCGAGGTGTTCGACGTCATGGGCCGCAAGTGCGGCAAATCCCTGCTGGCCAGCGGAATCGCCGAATATATGGTTTACGCCGACGGCGAGCCGGGTGCCGACACGTACTTTGTAGCGCCGAAATTAGAGCAGGCCGACATCGTGTGGAGCTGCTTTGAACAGTCGATAAACCACGAGCCGGATCTCATGCGGATCACTCGGAAGCGCAAAAACGACCTTTACGTTGCAAAGACGAACAGCTCTGTGCGCAAGATCCCATTCGCGGAAAAGACAAGCGACGGCTTTAACCCTCATTTGGCCATCTGTGATGAGATAGCGGCCTGGGCGGGCGAGGCCGGACTGAAACAATACCGCGTACTAACCTCGGCGCTTGGCGCGCGGGAACAGCCGCTGGTCTTGGCCATAACCACGGCCAACTACGTAAGCGACGGCATATACGACGACTTATACAAACGATCGACACAGTTCCTGCTTGGCAACAGCCGCGAAACGCGCCTGCTGCCTTTTTTATACCAGATCGACGATCTGAGCAAATGGAACGACATAAACGAGTTGCACAAAAGCCTGCCGAACCTCGGCGTTAGCGTATCGATCAACTTCATACTGGACGAAATCGCGAAGGCCGAAGTCAGCATGTCCGACAAGGCCGAGTTTTTGACGAAATACTGCAACATCAAGCAGAACGCGTCGACGGCGTGGCTGAGCAGCCAGGACATTGGACGAAGCTTTCCACCTAACGCGCTGAAGCTTGAGGACTTTACAGACTGTTATGCTTTGGGCGGCATCGACCTCAGTATGACCACAGACCTTACCGCGGCGGTGGTGCTGATCGAACGCAAGGGCATCATCTACTACTTTACAAAGTTTTTCCTTCCGCGGGAGAAGCTGGCCGAAGCGACGAGCCGAGACGCACTGCCCTATGAGATGTACGTCAAGCGCGGATTTTTGCAGCTCTCCGGTGAAAGCGTCGTGGACTATCACGATGTATATAACTGGTTCGTGGAGCTGATCGAGAAGCACCGGATCTATTGCCTGCAAATCGGTTATGACCGCTACACGGCGCAATACCTTGTGCAGGACCTTGACACTTACGGATTCCACATGGAGAAGGTCGCCCAGGGCAGCAACCTGACCGGCGTCATTAACGACACCGAAGGCTTGATAAAGGAAGGCCGTCTGCAATGCGGCGACGATAACGATTTGATGAAAGTGCACTGGCTGGACAGCGCGCTCAAAATCGAGGACGAGACCAACCGGCGCAGACTGATCAAGATCAGCAAAAACGCTCACGTCGACGGCGTGGCGGCATTACTGGATGCGATGTGCATGCGACACAATCACTGGGAAGAGCTGCAAAGCCAGCTCAGGAATGAGGAGTAAATGGGACTTTTTGACAGGCTGTTCGGGCGCAAAGGTCAGCAGATGAACCTCGTCGCCGGCAAAAGCGGCGGCTTTCAGACGCTGACCGCCTACAGGCCGGCATTTACCAGCTGGCACGGCCAGATGTACGAGGACGCACTGATCCGCGCGGTCGTAGACGCGATCGCACGTCACATATCAAAACTAAGGATCGAGTTTGCGGGCAGCGCGAAGCCGGAGCTGAAGGCCGCAATCAAAAAGGGCGCCAACTCCTGGCAGAGCACGAGCCAGATGCTTTACCGCGCGGCGACGATCCTGTTTTTGTGCAACAATCTGCCGATCGTACCGGAGATCGACGAGTTTGGCCGAACGGTCGGCTATTTTCCCGTGTTGCCGACGGCCTGCGAGCTTGCGGAGTATGAGGGCAAGGTCTACGTCCGGTATCAGTTTTCTAACGGCCTGAAAGCGGCGATCGAGTACGACCGCTGCACAGTGCTGACCCGGCACCAGTTCAAGGACGATGTATTTGGCGAAAACAACAAGGCGCTGGACACGACGCTTTCGCTGCTCGACCTGCAAAAGCAGGGTGTGGAGGAAGGCATCAAAAACAGCGCGACGTTCAGGTTTTTTGCGAGGTTGAGCAACTTCGCAAAGCCAGAAGACCTGGCCAAAGAGCGCAAGCGATTTAACAAAGAGAACCTGCAGGGCGAGAACAACGGAATACTGCTTTTCCCCAACACCTATTCTGATATACAGCAGGTCACCAGCAAGCCCTACAACGTGGATCCCGATGAGCTAAGAATCATACAAACAAACGTTTTCAACTATTTCGGGGTAAATGAAAAGATACTGCAAAACACGGCCATAGGCGACGACTTGGACGCGTTTTTTGATGGCTGCATCGAGCCCTTTGCAATACAGCTGAGCGAGGGGCTGACCCGCATGACGTATACCGACCACGAGATCAGCATGGGCAACCGCGTACAGGTGACCGCGAACCGGCTGCAGTACATGTCCACCGGGAACAAGATCGCGCTGGCCCAGCAGCTGGGCGACCGAGGCATTTTGCTGATCGACGAAATCCGCGAGCTCTTCAATTACGCAGCGCTTCCGGACGGCATCGGCCAGCATGCGCCGATCAGGGGCGAGTATTACTTTACGGACGAGGGGAAAAAGAAAAAGGAGAACGACGATGCTGAAAACTGAGACCAGGGCTTTTACCTTCGAGGTAAGGGCGGACGAAAACGAAGAGCACGGGCACTTCCTCTCGGGAGTGCCTATTGTATACGACCAGCGCACGGACCTCGGGTGGTATGACGAAATCATCGCCCGCGGGGCGCTGGACATGACAGACCTCAAGGACGTGCGCTTTTTGATCGGCCACGACCTTAGCATGGTTCCGCTGGCCCGCAGCCGAAACAACAACAAAAACTCCACCATGCAGATGGAGGTCGGCGACAAGGGCATGAGCATCCGCGTGGATCTTGACATCGAAAACAACGCGGACAGCCGGAAGCTATACTCGGCCACAAAGCGCGGCGACATCTCCGGAATGTCGTTTACCTTTGTGGTCGATGGCGATAGCTGGGACGACATCGACAGCGATCACCCCACGCGCACGATCCGATCGATCAAGCGCGTGTACGAGGTCAGCGCGGTGGCTTTCCCGGCCTACGAGGGCACGTCCCTCGAAGCCCGCTCGCAGGATGCGGCACCGGACGGTGCGCGCGCCTCGCTGGAGAGCGCAAGAGCGGAAGCGCAGAAGCGGCAGGACGATGAAAAGCGCGCCGCCGCGATCAAATCACTTGAGAAGTGGAGAGTAAAACCATGAAAGAGAAAATCAACGCTATGACCCTTACCCAGCTCGAAGCGCGCGCCAGAGAGATCGACGGCATGGAGCTGAGCACCCTGAGCACCGAGGACCTTGTGGCCATCGACGAGGAGAGGCAGTACATCCGCGTGCGCATGGCCGAGATGCGTCTGGCCGCAGCGCGCGTGCAGGAGCAGCGCAGCCGCGTCGCCGCCGGCGCCGGCAATCCGCTGGGCAAAGCGCCCGCGGGCGAACCCGAGAAAAAGAGCTACACGAGCGAATCTGCCGAATACCGCAGTGGCTTCCTCAAGACCCTGCTGGGCGGCGCCGACTTCGGCCATCCGCTGACCGCCGAAGAGCGCAACGCGGTCGCCTACGTAGCCACCACCACCGACGAAACCTACGGCGCGAAGCTCCTTGTCAGCAAGTCCATGGCCAACGAGATCTGGACGCGCATGGAGGAAGAGCACGCGATCCTGGGCGACATCACCATGTACCGCACCAACACGATCCTCGAGATCGCGATCCACACCGGCATCGCGCAGGGCGACGCGGACGCCGTCGACGAAAACGAGGCCAACGACGACGAGATCAACAACTTCATCACCGTGTCCCTGAATGGCCAGGATTTCAGCAAGCACGTCGACATCTCCTACGCGATGGCCAGGATGGCGATCGACGCCTTTGAGCCCTTCCTGGTCAACGAGATCGCCGAGAGGCTGGGCGCGAAGATCGCCGCCTACACCTTCGGCAAAATCGCCAGCGGCTACGACAGCACCAACAACGCCATCAGCACCGCCGCGGCCAAGGCCGTGGCTTACAAGGACGTGGCCAGCCTTATGGCGCTGCTCAAGAACGCCAAGGGCCAGGCTGTGTTCTATGCCAGGCGCAACACGATCTACAACTACCTGGTCGGCATGGTGGACACCACCGGCAGACCCATCTTCCAGCCCAACGCGCAGGCGGGCCAGGAAGGCACGCTGATCGGCTGCCCCGTCAAGGTCGAGGACGCCGTGGGCGCCAACGAGATCTACGTCGGCTATCCCAAGAACGTGGTCGGCAACACCATCCAGGACATCATGATCGAATCCGACCGCGACATCAAGAAGCACGTGATCACGCACAGCGGTTACACCCGCTATGACGCGAAGCTTATCCAGCCCGCATCATTTGCAAAGCTGACCGTCAAGCAGTCATAAGGCCACTCGCCGGGCTTACACCCTTCTCCCGGCTTGGCAGTGCGCGGCGGGCCGACGCTCCTGCCCGCCCGCACTATAGATCATACTGGAGGATTCCATGTTGCTCAATACAGTTAAGCAATCCATTCCGGTCAGCACCACGGCCTACGACGTGCTGATCGCGCAGCTGATCGAGGCAGCCGCGAACGATCTCAGGATCGCCGGCATCCCTGTGTTCGGCGTGTCGATCTCGACGGTTCAAGATAATGGACAAATCACCGTCGCAGATCACAGCACGATTACGGACCCGTCTCTGATCAGGGCGATCTGCGCCTATGTGCGCGCCCATTTCGGAAGCCCTGCCGACTACGACCGGCTGAAGGCCTGCTACGACGAGAACAAGGCGCAGCTGCAGACGGCCAGCGGCTACGGCATGGAGGAAAGCTATGTATAGAGCGGACGTGATCACGCTGATCGGCGAAGACCCCAACGTTCGCGGAATGTGGGACGAATACTCCCCCATCGAGCGCGAGGTTTTCGTCGAGGTCGGGTCCGTCGGCATGAGCGAGACGTATGAGGCGCGGAGCGTGGGCCTGTCCCCCGAGCTGCGTTTCATAGTCCGGATCGCCGAGGACTACCGGGACGAAAGGCGCCTGCGCTATAAGGGCGTTGAGTACAAGATCGTGCGCACGTACATGAGCGGCGACGGGATCGAGCTTTACGCGGAGAGGATGACGGGCGATGTATGACGCGTTCAAAACGCTGCTGTGGTCGACCGGCATCCTTTTTGCCGAAGGCGACTGGAACAAGGCCCCGGAGACGGGGTCCTATGCCGCGATCGCGCTGGACCTCGAAGGCGACACGCTGTGGGGCGACGGCGGCCAGAGACAGCAGGCGATCCAGGGCACGATCAACCTGTTTTGCCGGACGCCGGACCGGAGCGACTTCAACAAGATTCAGCGGGCGCTCCGGGCCGCGGGGATCAGCTGGGAGCTAAACAGCATCCAGCGGGAGATCGCGCGACGGCTGTACCATTACGAATGGGTGTTCGAGCTCGAGAGCATCGAGCCCGGCACGGACGCGCTGTTTTACGAACAGTTCCCCGGCCTGCAGGTGTACTACGAGGACGGCGACATCTCCGCGCCCAGCGCGACGATGGACGGCGAGTACGTGGTGATCGACCCGCTGGGGCTGTATGTGGACGAAGGCGAGGACCTGACGCAGCGGCTGCTGGAGGATGTGTGATATGGGCGCAAGGTCGTTTTCATTCAAGGGCATGAAAGAATTCGAGGACACGCTCACCAAGGCATCGACGAGATGCATCGGCGTCGCCAAGGCCGCGCTGTTTGACGGAGCCGCGGTGATCGCTTCGGCATACAAGGACGGTCTGAACTCGATCAAAACAGAGCCATACCGTTATGTCGAAGACGGCAAGCGGTACGCCTCGCCCGAGGAAAAGAGCGCGGTATTGCGGGGCTCCTACGGCATCGCGAAGATGCACGCCAATATCGACAAGGCAGACACAATCGTCGGCGTGAATCCGAATTCCGGCTACGTAAAGCTGTTGGGAAAGCGAGTGCCCGTCGCGATGATCCTTCGTTCCATCGAATCCGGCACGAGCTTTATGTACGCGCAGCACGTACTGCGCAGGGCGACCAACGCAGCCAAGAAAGAGGCGGGCGCCGCGATGCTGGCCACCGCAATAGACAGAACAGAAAAACTATTCAAGTGAGGAATAAAGAATGGCAAAAATCGGCATGAAATATGCGGCCTACGCCCCCTTTTCCGGCACGCACACGCCCGGCACCGCGATCACTTACGGCACGGGCAAGAAGCTGTGCCACGCGATCAGCGCGGACGTGACCATCAACCGCAGGGACAATCCTCTCTACGGCGACGACACCAAGATCGAGAACGACAAGGGCATCACCGACTACAGTATCACCTTTACCGGTGACGATTTGCCGGTTTCAAGCTGGACGGAGCTGCTCGGCGAGACCGAGGTCTCCAGCGGCACGCCCGCGGCGGTTACGCACTACGCGGTAAAGGACAGCAACCCGCCCTACGTGGGTTTTGGCTACTATCGCGTGCTGATGGTGGACAACGTCAAGTATTACGAATCGTTCTGGTACCACCAGGTGCAGTTCGCCAAGGCAGACGAGAATGCCACCACGAAGAACGAGAACATCGAGTGGGGCACCTACCAGATCAACGGCACCGGCTTCGGCGTGGAGCTGGACAACACCGGGGAAACCCATTTTTACGACCACATGAAGTTTGACACCGAAGCGGAGGCCATCGCCTGGGTCAAGAACCGCGCCGGTATCACCTGACAATCAAACCCCCGGCTGACACCGGGGGCGTTTTTTGAATAAAGGAGCGTGCAACATGACGAAGATCAAGATCGGCGGGCGCGAGATCGAGCTCGTTTTTAATCTGGACAGCTGGATAGAGCTGGGTGACAACGGCCTTTCCATCGCGAACATGGACGAGCTTATCGGAGCTGAGGCCGTAAAGGAACACGAGGGCGACGTAATCAGAAGGATCATCACGCTCGCGCGGATCCTGGGCAACCAGGGCGAAGAATTGGCCGGCAGGGAGCGAGACCTGACCGACGAAGGGGTGCGCAAGCTGCTAAAACCCGCGCAGGTATTGCACTTGAAGATCGCCGTGATAAACGAGATCAACAAGGGCATGGGCATGGAGACGAAAGAAAAGAAAGAGGGCGAGGAGAGAGACCTCGTACTCGAAGAGATAAATCAAAAAAAAACAGCAAGAGATTGACCCCGCGCATGGTGCAGATCTACGGACTTATCGCGGGGATCAGCTGCAAAGAGAGCGGCAAGATGGCGCCGGGCTTTATCCTGGACGCCTTTTTGCAGCGGGACAGATATGACCGGACACACTGTTTTAAGCTGTAAGGTGGTGAGCAAATGCTGGATTCGGCATCTTTCAAACTAAATGCCGACGTATCAGGGTTTAAGAAGTCGATCAGGGAAGCGCAGTCGGCGATGAAGGCGCTGGACGCCCAGAGCAAGCTCGCAGCGGCCCAGTACAAGGCCAGCGGCAACGCGGAGGAGTACGCGGCCAGCAAGACGCAGATCCTCGCAAAGCAGATGGCGGAACTGGAAAAGCAGGCCGACCAGGCGTCGCAGGCGATGAAAACGCTTGAGCAGAGCGGCCAACAGGGAAGCGAAGACTTTACCCGAATGCAAAAGGTTCTGGCCGAAGCGCAGCGGCAGATGATAGAGCTGCAATCCACGACGGACACGCTGGGCAACGAGCTGGAAGAAGTCGGGCAAAGCGGATCCAATACGGCAAACAGCTTAAAGACCATCGACAGCGGCATCAAGTTTCAGAACATCTCGAGCGTGCTGGACAAGGTGGACAGCAAACTCAAAAACATACTTAAATCCGCGATCAACGTAGGCAAGAGCATCTGGAACTGGGGCAAAGAAGCGTCCGATTGGGCGGACACGCTTGCGACCGATTCGATCCGCTACGGCCTGGACGTGGAGACGCTGCAGCGCTACCGGTACGCGGCGGAACAGATTGACACCTCGGTCGAAGACATTATCAAGGCGCAGGATAAGCTGATGGCGTCCACGAAGAGCGCGGAGGACGGCATCGCACTGATCACCCAGGGCGAATCGCAGTTCGGCATACAGCTAAAAGACGCCGAAGGGCAGACCCGCGATATGATCGACGTGTTCTGGGATTTCGTCGACATCCTCGGCACGGTCGGAAACGAAACCGACCGCAACGCCATCGCGCAGGAATATTTCGGGAAAAGCTACCGCGATTTGCTGAGCGTGGTCGAAAAGGGCCGGGACGCATGGGACGAGGCCGCCGGCTCGGCGGACGTGGTATCGCAGGAAAATGTCGACAAACTGGCCGCTTTTAACGACACGTGGCAAGAATTGTCTCAAAAGATGCAGACCACGCGCATGACGCTGCTTGCCAACCTTGCGCCGGCTTTTGAGAAAATCGCGGACGCACTCGGACGTATGATGGATTACATCGGCGAGTGGGCAGAGAGCGACGAGGGGCAGGCGACGATGAGCCGCCTGGGCGACGCGGTCGCGGGGCTGATCGACAGCTTCGCGGAAGGCAAGTTCGAGAGCCTATTCGACACGGCTGTGGGTGCGGTCGAAAAGATCAGCAAATTCCTGTCCGACATCACGAGCGGCGAAATACTGGACGCGCTCAAGACCATCGGCACGATCATCGCCGGGTGGAAGATCGCGGAGACGGGCATAAAGACGTGGGGCCTCATAAAGTCGCTGGGCCTTGGCGGAAACGCCGGGGGCGCGGCGGGCGGCGCGGTGGGAGCTGCAGCCGGAAGCGGGATAGGCAGCACGCTGCTTGGGATCCTTAAGTGGGGCAGCGGCATCGGCCTGGGCGCCTGGGCGGCGCACAGTTTGCTCAACCAGAGCGGAGACGCGGAGGACGAGCCGTATTGGGGTGCGGGAGAAAAGATCGGCACATACAACGGGCAAGACCTTTACATGAATCGCCGCGGCGTTTTCGGCAATTACAGAAACGGTTATTATATGCCGCTCGATACGAATTACACTGCGATGAACCTGATAGACAAAATGTTCGGAGCGGATAATTCATTCGGTTTCGGGCCTGCCTTGCAAAATGCTCTTGAGGGCAAGGCCACGGGCGGCACTTATTACCAGCTCTTGCAGGAGAGCGAAGACAGCGCGGACGGCCTGCTTGTGCAGATCAACGAGGCGGGCGAGCTCATGACCGCCTACATCGCGGACGTGAACACCTTCGTCAAGGAATGGGCGAGCGAGAGCGCGGTGAACGACAAGATGACCGAGGCCGGCGAACAGATGAGCGAGAGCGTCTACGAGGGCGCGACGGCGAACATCGCGGCGGCCTACAACGCGGGCGCGGCGCTGGCCGCGGCGTTTGCGGACGGGGCAAGCTCAGTCGGCGCAGGAAACGGCGGCAGCGCTACCTACAACAGCGAGTACGTCAACGCGGTCAACGTGTACGGGGTCACAAATCCGGACCAGATCGCGGCGGCATACCGTGAGGTCTTAAAGAAGCAGACAGCGGGGTACGGCGGATGAGTTTTAGTTATTTTGTCTGGAACGGAACGAACAGCCGCGACATGGGCATCTACCTCGACGGCCCCGCGCCGATCATGCGCGGCAAGGAGCGCGTGATCGAGCAGACCGTGCTGGGGCGCGCCGGGACGCTGACGCTGCCGGACGGCGAGGACAATTACGAGCCTTACGTCGTGCAGGTGACGGTCCGGGCCAGGGAGCCGATCAGCGAGATCAACAAATGGCTGCGGGGCGACGGCTACGTCACTTTTTCGGGCGAACCGGACCGCAGGCAGAAGGCCCGCGTGATCAACCAGACGCAATTCAAAAAAATAAGCAAACACCTGAGCTACTGGGAAGGCGCGGTGCAGTTTAAGTGCCAGCCGCTCAAAGAGCTGATCCACGAGCCGGAGTACACGGTCACGAACGGCGCGCAGCTTACCAACCTGGGCGACGTGACCGAGCGGCCAGTGATCACGCTCGCCGGCGCATACGGCGATTTGGCCGTGGGCGCGGGTGGCAGGACGCTGACGATAACAGGCTTATCGCCGGAGCTGGGCGGCTGCGTGATCGATTGCGGCGCCGGCTACGTGCTGAGCTACGATCAGACGCAGCTGATCACCAACCTGTCATCGGGCGATTTCCCCGAGATCCCGGTCGGCAAAAGCGCGATTTCCATCGGCGGCAGCCACACGGGCATCGTGACCATCGGGAGGCGGCAGAGATGGCTGTAATCAACGTCTACGGGGTCAGCGACATCGACTACGATAAAAACGGCGCGGCGATCCTCGCGCCCATAACCAGCGAAGTGCGCGAACAGGCGGGCGGCATGTACGAGCTCACGCTCACCCACCCGGTGGACCGCATGGGCATCTGGTCGCTGCTGATCCCCGGCAACATCCTCAAATGCTCGGTGCCGGCACAGGCCATCGAGAGCGCGATCAGCGGCGAGGACGTGGACATCTACCGCGTCACGGAGAGTGCCGGCGCGAGCGTGTACGCAAAGCCCAGCGCGCCGCAGAGGATCACCTACATGGCCTGGGACGCGAACAGCATCATCACCCTGCACGACACGTACTATCCAACAATGCCATACGTGAACGAGGGCGTCAAGGTCACCTATACGCCGACCGGGCAAAACTATCAGGCGATCGTAAACATCATGAACAAATCCGCGGCCAGGGCAGCCCCGCCCGACAACAGCGCCGCGTGGAAAGAGATCGGCAACTATACGAAAGGCTCTGCGGAGCTTGCGAAGCTGCCTCAGAACGAGGAATTTTACCTGATCAGCGTCTACTCCTCCAGCTGGCTGTACATCCAGACAAAAAAGGGCATACAGGGTTATATCGAGGCGGCGAAGGTGCAGTACGTGCGCACCGAGACCACCGAGGAGATGAGCGCGCGGCAGGTGGCGACGCAGCTTTTCCGCATCTACGAGGTGCAGGCGGACAGCGCGAGGAAAACCGTGTCCGTAAAGGCGCGGCACGTAAGCTACGACCTGGCCGGCAACCTCGTGACCAACTGCGCGGTAAAGAGCGTGGATGCTGCGGTGGCGCTGAGCCGCCTGCGCAACAGTCTGCTTTTCAGCGAAGAGTGCACACTTGCCACGAACCTCACCGAGGAAAATGGGCTTTTTACCGGAGATTTCTCGTGGAAAAACCCGATCAACGCGCTGCTGGATCCGGACACCGGCATCGTGGCCAACTTAAAGGGCAAGCTGATAAGGGACAACTGGGACATATTCGTCAACAAAAACACGTCCGTCGACCGGGGCCTGCGGCTGAGCTACGGCAGGAACCTGACCGGCGTCAGCTGGAAAAGGGACACGTCGAACCTGATCAACCGCGTGGTGCCGGTCGCCCAGAAGGCAAACGGAACGGAGCTCACGCTGGACGAGATGTGGATAGACAGCCCGATCCTGGACAGCTACCCCGTGATACGCACGGAGTACCTGAAGATCAACGAAAAGGTCGGCGGCGAGGATCCGGACGGCAACGCCTGGACAGAGGAGACCCTGAAGGACTACATGCGGCAGAAGGCCGCGGAGCGCTTCTCGGTTGACAATGTCGACAAGCCCCTCGTGGAGCTCGATGTGCAGTTTGTGCTGCTGGGCGACAGCGACGAGTACCGGCAGTACCAGAAGCTTGAGCGCCTGAGCCTTTACGACACGGTGCTCGTCGAGGATCCGACGCTGAACCTTTCGCTGAGCCTCCAGCTCAGCGAGTACAGATGGGACCCGGCGCGCGAGCGCTTTACCGGCATCAAGCTCGGCAGCGTGTTCGAACAGCGCGGGCGCATCATCAACGGCTACAACCTGGTAGACGGATCCATACGATACAACAAACTGTCGCCGGACACGATCGCGGCGATCAAGGAGGCGGTTAGCTGATGGCGGACATAGCACACATGCACATCTACACGATCGAGCTGCAAGGCGGCGCGATCGAACAGCCGGGCGGGATCCTGTTTGGCCTCGGAGACAACGCGGCGGACGCGTTCAAGGTGACGCTCAAGCGGGGCGGCGACAACGTGAGCGACCTTGAGAGCGGCACGGGCTATTTTGTGCGCCCGGACGGCACGACCGTCATCATCGCGGCGACGGTGAGCGGCAATCAGCTGACGCTGATTTTGCCCGAAGAGTGCTACGAGTACGCGGGCGAGGTGAAGCTCACCGTCAAGGCAGAGACCACCGTGGGCGACGGCGCGGACGTGACCGTGCTGATCGTCCGGGGCCGCGTGCTGATCACCCGCACCAACCAGGTCGCCGACCCGGGCAGCACGTGGAACCTGGACGACCTGTGGGCCGCGCTGGGCGACAAGGTGGACGAGCCAGCGAGCGAAGGAACCAGCGGTCAGGCGCTCATGACCGACGGAAGCGGCAACCGCTATTGGGGAGACGCGCCCTCCAGCGGGGCCGCCGGCAGCGTCATCGTGGACAATGTGACCTACCAGCTGCGCACCGGCTCGACCGGCGCGGCGGGGTATCTGACGTTCGTGCCGGAGAGTTGATATGCCGATCTATCTGGGCGCAAACAAGCTGGACGGCTTCCACCTGGGCGCGGGTGAGATCAGCAAGGTCTATTTAGGTCAAACTCTGGTTTACCGGAAGGGCAGCGGCCCCACGCCGCCGAGCGCGGGCGTGCTGTTCGATCACGGCTGGATAAGCGGCATCAGCTGGGCAGGCAATCAGCTGCCCAGACCGCGGTATACGTCCATCGCCACATACGACTTTTCACAGGCGGCGAACGCTTATATGCGGCTTATCATCAACAGCGAGGAACAGTATTCGGCGGTCACACAGAACTGTCACGTCTGCACGGCGAGCGAGGTGCGCGTGCCGGCAGGCGCGGCGAAGATGAAGGTCACGTATCAGCTGATCACCAGCTACATGCCAAGAAGCGCCGAGCCGTTTGTCAAGTTCGGCCTGCTTACGCCGGATTGCGTGAACAGTTGCGACGCTTCAAACGGCGGCGCGCTCTCGGAGTGGATAGATATGAGCGCGAGCGCGGACGAACACACCGGGGAGCTTACACTTCCTTCGGGCATCGCGGGCAGCGACTGGATTGCGGTGGTAAACTACCGCAACACAGCAAACTGTGAAGATCCGCTGAGCCTGCGCATCTATAAAGTCTGGTTTGAATAGGAGGACAGAAACATGGCAGCATACTTACTCGACGACATCAACCTGCCCGGCCTTGCCGTGCGCAGCTTACTGATCGACAGCGCGGCAGATCTCTCGGTAGAGACGCCCGAAGAGGGCGAACCCTACGCCGAGATCGAAACCAACCGCGGCACGGTGCTCTGCGCCGTGGGGTCCGTAGCCAGGACGGCGGATTTCAGCGTGATCAAGTCGCTGGGCTCTGCCGGCTGGGTGGACGTTGTATAGGAGGCGCACAATGCTCAAAAATGAATTTGAGATCGCGGTCGCGCTCGCCAAAAAGGGCGCGGCGGACGCGGTGGAGCCGCTTACGAGCGGCATGACCTACAAGGGCGCGGTCGACTATTACGGCGACCTGCCCGCAAACCCCACGGTCGGGGACCTGTACCTCGTGCGCTACCAGGGCAGCAGCGGGACAAACCAGCTGGGCGCCCGCTACGTCTGGGGACCGGTGGGCGGCACCAACGCCTGGGCCTATGTCGCGGGCGGCTTTTATTTTGATGGAGACTACATCGTTTTTTAGGAGGAAAAACCATGGCAGAGGCTAAAGGATTTAAGGACAGGCTGACCGGTACGACCTACGCCCTCAAAGACGCAACGGCCCGCGAAGGCGTGGCCGCCAACGCCGAGGCAATCGCGGCGCTGGCCGCGACCGTCCCCGCGGTGGACGACGATCTGAACACCGCCGGCGCGGCAGCGGACGCGAAGGCGACCGGCGACGCCATCGGTGCGGTGGACGGAAAGGTCGAGACCGTCGCGGCCAACGCGCGGAAAAAGTACGTACCTTCGCCCGTCGGCGACTGGTCGAGGGGCACGCTCAATCCGTCCACGGGCGGATCCAGCGACAGCACGGCGACCAACCGCATCCGCACGGCGTGGAGCGGCGAAAACATCCCGCTGAGCGTCGCGCCGCTTGAGGGCTACAAGGTGGCCGTCTATGTCAAGGTGAGCGGCACCTATGAGGGCGTCATCCAGGCGGACGGCTCGATCGCAAAGAGCAACTATTATTCCACCGGCGCGGTCTCGCTGGAGAGCGTCGCGAACCTTTCCGACGTGCGCTTCCAGTTGATGAAGACGGACGAGGGCAACATCGCGATCGCAGACGGCGCGAACCTGCTTGGTACCGCTTTCACCGACACGTCGCTTTCGCAGGCGGGCAAAGCCGCGGACGCCAAGGCGGTGACCGACCTGATCGCCCGCGACAGCGCGCTCCACAACCTGATCTACACCGGCACAATGCTGGAAGATTATTATATGACGTCTACTCCCGCGTCCGCCACGACGCCCGTCGCGAACGCCGGCATGAACACGACCGACTTTATCGCGGTCAAGGGCGGCGAAACCATCGTGTGCCACAATTTCCGCCGCTACTGGTGGTACAAGAGCGACAAGAGCGTCGTGAGCAATACGTCCACGGGCAACCTCAGCGACATAGACGTATTCGATACCGTCACGGGCGCGAAGCTTCTGAAGGCGCCCCAGAGCGCGGCGTACATCCGCGTGTGCTACAGGGCGAAGGCGAACGACCAGAGCGAGGCGGACACGGACGTCTACCTCTACCGTCCGACCGCATACGACCAGTACCTCTACAACAACATTTTCGCGGGCATCGGCAAGAAGTACGTCGCCCTGGGCAGCTCGACCACCGCGGGAACTTACAGCGAGATCGGCAACCCCCAGAGCGTGGGCATCGATCCCAACGCGAGCTTTGTGCGATGGATCGCCGAATACAATGGCTACACCATCGTCAACTACGGCGCGGGCGGACAGGGCTGGCGCAACAAGAGCAAGCAGAGCGCGGGCGGCATGAACGCCGCCGAGACCATCGACGCGCACTACGTCCCCACGGCGAACCCGCCCGTGAACGACTTCGCGGACGCGGACGTCATCACCCTGTGCTTTGGGTCCAACGATTGGAAGGGACAGTGGGGCGCGTCCGACACGGACGCGGGCGACGGCTGGACGCTGGGCGACATGACAAGCGAGGCCGCTACGGACGGGACGGTCATAGGGGCCATGAAATACACGCTCGAAAAATTGATCACCGCTGCCCCGCAGGCGCAGATCGTCGTGATCATCCCCGGCAACTTTAAGAAGTTGGGCAACGCGAAGACTGGCGACGAGAGCAATCCCGAACTCGACGTCGTGGACGGCATCTCCTACGCGAAGGTCGAAAACCGCTACGCGCTGGGGACGCACAACGTCAAGGGCGACACTCTTGCGGACTATCACGCCGCCATCAAAGAGTGCGCCGAGTATTACGGCGTGCGCGTCGTGAGCGCCGGCGAAATTTGCGCGGCGAACCTGCTGAACATCGATTACAAGCTCGGCGACGGCATCCACCCGACCCCCGAGTACTACAAGCAGATGGGCCTTGAGCTTGCGCCGTATTGCAGGTGAGGTGACGCGCTATGAAACGCGGATCGACTTATCCGATCACGGTCACGCTTGAAGGCGTGGACCTGACCGGCGCGGACTGGATCATCCTGTCCGTAAAGCCGGCGCACGGCGCGGCGATTGAGTTTTCGCGCGAACAGATGAGCCTGTCGTCGGACGAGGCCGGCACGGTGATCGCCTTCCAGCTGAGCCAGGAACAGAGCCTGACTCTCAGGGGCGGCGGCGCGGAAATCGACTGTAACTGGAGCATTGACGGACAGAGGGCGGGATCAAACCCGACCTCTTTTGTCGTAGGAAAGACCCTGCTTGAAAGGGCGGTATACGAAAATGGCTGAGCTTGACAATCCGATCGAAGTAGGCATGAAGATCGAAGAGGTAAAGGTCGTAGAGGCGGTTTCCCCGCGCGTCAAGAGCATTACGCATCAAGACAATCACACGCGGGTCATAATCGAAGACATCGGCGGCCATCATCCGATAGATCTGCCGGACGGGCAGCAGGGCGACACGCCGGTGCGCGGCGTGGACTACTGGACGCCGGGCGACAAGAGCGAGATCGCGGCGCAGGCCGCGCGCGGGATCGCCGGCAAGGTTACGTCGCTGACCGAGACGGAGCTCGTCGCCGGCGAAGTGATCGAGGCCGCGGGCATCCCGGTCTACGTTGGGGACGTGAGCGCCTACGCGACCTACGGTCTCACCGATACCGGCTGGTACGTGTTCGCGCGGATCCACGCGGAGACGGGCACGCTCGTCTCCGAACAGACCGCCGTCACCGGCGCGGCCGGCGCGATCCTGGCTGTCGGCGCGGATCACGTGGACGTGGCCGTGCGCTTCGGCGTGGCGGCGGAGAGCTGCAAGGTTACGGTCGCGTGGGGCAGCTATACGGACGTGTTCTTGTTCAAGGCCACCGACCTTGCCGTGCGCAACCTCGACTATCGCACCACGTTCTACGTGTACGATTTGGCCGAGTTCGTCACGTGGCAATACGCGCTGACCTCGGACGCGACATTTGTTGCAGACAAGCAGTATTATACAAAAGACGGAGATGTGTACACGCTGGCAACGGTAACGGCGGGTGAAGCAGTCCCCGAAAATACGTACTATAACCATAGCAAAATCGTTATTTCTGGCATGACGCGCAACATTACGTACAGGCTCGATGCCATTATAGATTGCCCGTCCGAAGTCATATTGCCCGCAATTGATGATGATACACACGGCTGCTGGTTTGAGTTCCAACTCAGGCATTCGGGCAAGTACAGCATGACGCTCACACCGCCAGAAGGCGTAAAGATCGCCACGGAGCACACGCAGGCCGAAGATAAGGGATTCAACTTAATTGACCTGCATTATATGAATATTGACGGTGTTCGTATGTGGCGGTTTATGAATACCCATAGCAGCATTCCGACATAAGGGGGCGTGAACGATGGCGACCGAACATTGGCATTATGAAAAGCTGGATGCCGAAGGCAAGCTAAAGCATTGTCCTCAGAACGATTTGAAGGCTGAGGAAACGGGGAAATTTGTTATCAACCTGCCGCAATACTTTGACGAAAACCCAGAAGAACGTATTCAGCGCGGATGGGTCAAGCACTACACAAAGAGCTACAAAGAAATCAAAGAAGAATTGCAGTATGACCCGATAACGCAATTCGTGGTTACAACGCCGCGAATGATTGACGAGTTTACCTGCGAGGACGAATACCACGTTATCGACAAAAGCGAAGAACAGATGTGGTTTGAGGAAATGCAGAGTATAGCGGGCTGGGACACAGATGACAGTATTGTCATAAGAGAATTTATGTAGGAGGTTACGGCTATGATTTACGATCTTTACATCATGGAACAAATTATGAGCGAGAAAGACAAGGAAATCGAAAGAACCGAACCGTTGCCGCAGAACGCGGAGGGCAAGCGTTTAGGCGAAGCAAAGCGTTTCACTTTTGATACCCCCGCAACGCCGACCGACCCGCTGAGATAGGAGGGCACAAATGATATTTGACATTGTGCCTGTAACGTCAACACGGTCAACGAATTGCGGCCCGTGTTGCATGAAGATGCTGCTTGCGTACTACGGCATAGACGTGACGCTGGAACAGTTGCAGCAAGAATGCCCCGTTACAATCGCGGGCTGGACGGGAAAGAACCTGTATGATGTAGGTAAAGCACACGGGCTTGATATGATGGCGTTCAAGATGGACGCGGACGAGCTTATCAAGCAGGACAGACCCGCCATCGTCTGGTGGCTGTATAAGCATTTCCTGATTTTTTCGGGTGTTGACGAAAACGGTCAAGTCGTGATTTGCAATCCGAGCAAAGGGCGTTATCGCGTCAGCGTTGGCATGTTCAAGAGTTTCTACAGCGGCGTGTCGTTCTGGAACGGAGAACCGCAGCCGCAGCCCAAACCGAATGAGGAAGGTGAGAACGTATGAAACACATCGGCATAAAACACATCGGCACAGACAAAGAACCGAACACCGCCGAAGCCGACGTCATTGACGAGGTTTGGGTGCGTGACGAACACGGCAAGCTGGTAAAACTGGAGGTGGCCGAAAATGACGCTGAAGCGGGGCAGTAAAGGCAACGAGGTCGTGCAGGTACAAACCCTGCTCGGCATCGAAGCGGACGGCATCTTCGGCAAAAAGACCGAGGCGGCGGTCCGGGCCTTCCAGGCCGCGAACGGCCTTAAGGTCGACGGCATCGTGGGCAAGCAGACCTGGGCGGCCCTCCTGGGCGAGACGTCGCCCGAGCCGGTTTTCCGGCAGCCTGTGGACTACAAACAGTACGACAAAAAGTGGGCGTCCGTCATGTACTCGAACCACAGCGACAAAAAGCAGACGATCAAAAGCAGCGGCTGCGGCCCGACCGCGATGGCGGACATCGTGGCCACGCTGATCGACAGCGCGGTCACGCCCGTGACCCTCGCGGAGCTTTCGCTTAAATGGGGCTGCCGGACGTACTCAGACGGCACGGCGTGGAGCTTCTTCCCCAAGATCGCAGACTATTACGGCTTTTCCAAGTACGTCAAATCCTCGACCCTTGCAACGCTCAAAAGCTGCCTGGACAGCGGCGGCTATATCGTCGCCAGCATGGGCAAGGGCTACTGGACCAGCGGCGGGCACTTCATCTGCGTATGGAAATACGACGATAAGTACATCTACGCGAACGACCCGGCAAGCTCGTCCCGGAAAAAGCAGAACATCGCCGACTTCATGAAGCAGAGAAAAGCCTTTTTCTGCTTCTGGAAATAGATTGAGAGGTGGAACCAATGCAGATCGGAGACGTTACCATATCGGCGGCCCTCACCTGGTTTCTTGGAGCCTGCGTGGCGGTTGCGGCGATCGCCAAGGCGGTCGAGATCATCAAGGGCCTGTTCGGCCGCGGCAAGATCAACTCGGACATCAAGCGCCACGAGGAGGCGCTGACGAAAATCAGCGCGGACGTGGATAAGCTCAAAAAAGCGCAGAGCGTCCAGTGCAAAGGGATGCTCAGCCTCATCAACCACCAGCTCAGCGGCAACGACGTGGACAAGCTCCGCGACGCCCGCGACGAGCTGCTGGGGTTTCTTGCGGAGGGATGAGCACATGAAGATCATGACAAAGAAATGGCTCAAGGCCGCGGGGATCCGCGCGCTGAAGACCGTGGCACAGACGGCGATCGCCACCATCGGCACCACCGCCATGGTGCACGAGGTGCAGTGGATGATGGTGCTTTCGGCCAGCGTGCTGGCGGGGATCCTGAGCATACTGACCTCACTGGCGGGACTGCCGGAAGTCAAAGAGGATGAATAGCTTGCAAAAGCGCCGCGCCTCTGCTATACTATAGACAAAAATAGTCAAGGAGGCGCATCATGGACGCCCAAACCAACAAAAACGGCAGCGAGAGCCTGCCGCGCTACTACTACGAGGACACCTGCGCGCGCTTCGAGCGCGGCCACAAACGCCTGTTTATCGCCCTGATCGTGGCGGTCTGTCTGCTGTTTGCCAGCAATATGCTGTGGCTCTGGGCCTGGACCCAGTACGACTACTCCAGCGAGACCACGACCTACACCCAGGACGGCGAGGGCGTCAACGTGATAGGAGACGATAACCATGTCAGCAATCCAGGCGAGAGGCCAGTCGGTAACGATCAAGAGGCGGAAACGGACCAAGAAGAACGGTAAATCCAAGGGAACGAAAAAACGCAAGTGAAGATCCCCGAAGACATCACCACAAGCCAGGTCGCGGCAGCCATTGAAGAGTATATCTTCTCGGCCCGCGACCGCGCTATTTTAAAGCGCCGGCTCATCGACGGCATCTGCTTTGAGCCCCTGGCCGAGGAGTTTGATATGTCCGTCCGCCAGATCAAGGACATCGTATACAAGGGACAGGATAAGGTTTTCCGGCATCTGTAAGCGCCGACCCAATAAGGGCCGGCGCTTTTTTTATGCCCTTTTTAATATTAAGTAATTGTAAAATCTCGATTTTTCCTTATATAAGCTATTGACTTTATATAAACGCTGTAGTATAATAAGCGCATAAGAAAGCAAGGGGGAAACGACAATGAAGGGCACCGAAAAGCAGATCGCGTGGGCTGAGGACATCAAGAGGACAACAATCGACACCTGCAAGAACAACATCGAGCGCATGAACGGCGAAGCGCTGTTTGAGGCCAATGTAGACGCGTACAAAATCATGCTGGCAGTCATCGACAAAATCATCGAGATCAACGCCGACAAGGATGCCGCTTGGTGGATCGACCATCGCAACACTATAGCGAGCCAAAGGATCAACAGCACGGCAGACAACT